GGATCACATCGGAGCATTGGCTAACTTCGATATAGAATTAGAAAACGTTAGAAAGCATGCGGTAAAGCTTAAGAAGCTAGATATAGCAAGAGACATACGCAACAAAGTACGGAAGATAAATTCTGATATCGGTGATGTTACTGGGGAAGAATCTGTTGATGAAATTCTCGGCATAGCGGAGGGTCCAATCTTCGATCTTTCCGCAGCATTAAATCATTCTGTGGAGGACAGACCCTCTGTTTTGGGAGAGGAAGTTGAAGATTACGTTACCCATCTAGAAGAAAATCCTGCTGAAATGCTTGGCCTTAGTAGTGGATTTTTGAGATACGATACCGCTATAGGAGGTGGCTTCAGAAGGAAGTGTGTCGATCTTATAGCGGCTAGGCCGAAGGTGGGCAAAAGCATGATGGCCGATAATGTCGCCATAAACATTGCTAAAGATCTAAATGTTCCCGTTTTATTGTTGGACACTGAGATGTCCAAAGAAGACCACTTCAATCGTATATTGGGAAATTTCAGTGGTGTCAACATAAATGACATTTCCACTGGTAAATTTTCTTCGAGTGCGTGCGATAAAGAAAAAATTCAACAGGCAACTCAACAGTTTAAAGAGATACCACTTAGCTACATTACAATTGCCGGAAAGCCTTTTGAGGAGACCTTGTCAATAATCAGAAGGTGGATAGTTAAGAACGTAGGCTATGACGAAAATGGGCGAGTCAATGACTGCATGATTATATATGACTATCTCAAACTGATGCATTCGAATCAGATAAATGATAGCATGAAAGAGTTTCAGGTTTTAGGATTTCAAATTACACAGCTACATAATTTTTGTGTCCAGTATGACTGTCCCTGCTTAGCTTTTGTTCAATTAAACAGGGATGGCATCACCAAAGAAAGCACCGATGTTGTTAGTGGATCCGACAGATTGATTTGGCTTTGCAGTAGCTTTTCAATTTTTAAGAAAAAATCGGATGAAGAAGTTGCAGAAGACCAAGGAGAAAGTGGCAACAGAAAGTTAATTCCGATTGTGAGTAGGCATGGCTCAGGTCTAGATGATTACGATTATATAAATATGTCAATGAAAGGAGAGGTAGCCAGAGTTGAAGAAAGAGAGACTCGAAACGAAATCAAATTCAGCACACACACCAAAGAGTCTGGTTTTAATATTGATAACCTAGACGATAAAGAAAGCCCATTTTGATGGATAAAAACGAGCTAATAATTCTGTCCAACAAAGTTGCAGAAAAAATTACAGAACTGTTTGACCTGTTTGGAGTAAGATATTTTGAGCAGTATGACAGGATCACTTCCGTGTGTCCGATTCATGAGGGGGCAGACAATCCACAAGCCTTCACTGTAACCACAACCAGAGATCAATATTTTGGATACTGGAGATGTTGGACGCATGGATGTGAGCGCAAATTTGTACCAACCCCTATAGGTCTAATCAGGGGATTGCTGACAGCGCAAAAGCAGGAGGAAATTTCTTTTTCCGAGGCTATTGATTTCGCCATAAACTTTACATCCTCCTCAAAAGAAGAACTAGAGGCAGAAGGTAAAAATTTTAATCTGGAAAAATTCATAGAACTATCTGAAAAGGTTTACCAAACCACTTCCAAACCGAAATATTCAGTGCGTAGGAGTCTGGTCAGAGAAACCCTTTCTAGGCCAGTGTCTTATTACACTAATAGGGGATATAAAGAAACAACCTTGGACGCTTTTGATATTGGAATTTGTACTGATCAGTCTAAACAAATGAAGAACAGGATTGTGGCCCCTGTTTATGACGACGACCATGAATTTATGATAGGGTGTGTGGGAAGGGTTGCCCATGAAAATAGCAATGGAAACAAGTGGATAAATTCTAAGCATTTTAATGCTGGAGCCTACCTTTACGGGTATTGGCTGGCTAGAGAAGTAATAAGGGATACAAAAACTGCGATACTGGTTGAGGGTCAGGGTGATGTTTGGAGACTTTACGAGGCTGGTATAAGAAATTCAGTGGGAATGTTTGGCTCTAGCTTAAGTGATGGACAGGCTAGAATTCTAGAGACTTCTGGCGCATTAAATCTGGTAGTGCTCACTGATAATGACGAAGCTGGAGAAAAAGCAAGAGATTCAATTATTCAGAAGTGTGAACGACTATTCCACATAGTCCTTCCCACATTTTCCAAGAAGGATATAGGTGAAATGAGCGTGATCGAAATAGAAGAAGAAGTAAAACCACAGCTTAAAGGAATGATATAATGAATCAAAAAATCTTAGGAATATCGGGTGCGAAACAGAGCGGAAAAACCACGTGTACCAATTTCCTACACGGGTATCAACTCAGGCTCCATGATGCCGTAACCAGATTCATGATGAATGATGATGGAGAACTTTTGGTCAACGCCGTAACTACGAATGAAAAAGGAGAAGAAGAAGAGGGCGTGGGAGTTTTGGATGTTTTTAGATTGGATAATGAGTTTGTCGACTATGCCTCACAAATGGTTTGGCCATATGTAAAAGCTTTCAGTTTTGCAGACCCGCTTAAGCTCATGGCTATGCATCTTTTTGGTCTTACTGAACAACAGTGCTACGGTTCTGACGAAGATAAAAATACAAAAACTTCCGTAAAGACGAAGTTTATGAAGAAACTTCTGGGTAGAGACTTGAGTGACAGTAACTTTTTGACAGCCAGAGAATTTTTACAACTGTTTGGAACTGATGTTTGTAGAGCGATTAAATCTGATGTATGGACATCTTCTTGCTTGACAAGAATAAAAGATAGCAATACTGAACTCGCTATTGTTTCGGACTGTAGATTCCCCAACGAAGTAGAGGCCATAAAAAGTGTTGAAGGAAAGGTTATCAGATTAACTCGATGCCCAAACAATGATGAGCATGAAAGCGAGACAGCTTTGACAGATGGATACGAAGGTTACGATTGCGTGATTGATAATGCAAAAATGAGTATGGATGAAGCCAATCGAGCCTTGATGGACGTTCTTAAAAACTGGGGATGGTTGCAGTCCAAGGTGGGACCATGACAGAAGAAAAATCTTTTAAAGACTGGTCCAACAGTATGGAGTATCTAGGGTACACCTTCCCTGTAAAAAAACCTTGGGGAGAGTACACAGACTATTTAAGAAACGACAGGGTTGTCTTTAAGAAAATAACTATTAGGTCTGGTGAAGAGATATCGTACCAGATACACCACAAGAGAAGCGAGTTTTGGTACGTAGTAGAGGGCACTGGAATCATGCGTTGGAATAATTTGGACAACTGGAAGGTTAGGCCGGGGTTTACTATTGAGATCAGAAAGAACGATGCACATCAAATTATCAACACGGGTGACGTAGACCTTGTGATTTATGAAATGCAGTTTGGGCAATGCTCTGAGGATGACATTGTGAGGTTAGAGGATAAATACGATAGGGAGAAAACCGATGAATAATAGGGTCAAGATTGATCTTCCGGCAGAGAAATTGAACGAGGCTATAGAAATAGCCAAGAAAAGAGACGAGAAGAAGAAAAAGTTCGGATCTAAAAGTTACAACAATACATACAGAAGCTCTGAAGATGTGCATATTGTTGGTGCTGTGGGAGAAGCAGCCGTGGCCCACTTCTTTGGTGTAGACATGGATAAAACTATCTTTCAAGAACATGGAGATGCTGGTGTAGACAATTCTGTAGAGGGGTGTGGTAACATAGAAGTCAAGACAACCACATACTGGAAGGATCCATACTTAAGAGTGCCAGCATACAGACCGAACAAAGAAATTGACCACTACGTTTTATGCTACGTCGACAAAAAAGATTACTCAAACGTTTGGATTATCGGCTCTGCCAAAAGGGGCGAGGTTGTAAAAAAAACCAAGCGTCGTCTTTATAGGGACGGACCCCTTAACTATATCTTGGAAGAAAAAGAATTGGAAGATATAAATGATAGTATGTTACCTAAGAAGCAGCAGTCTTAGCACTCTCGACTTCTGTGAGCAGAAGTTTTTTCTACAGTATAATTTGTCATTCAAAGACAAAACCAACAAGAAGGCTTTGATGGGAACAATAACCCATAAGGCACTTCAGATTTTGGGAGACAAAAAACTATGCATAAACAGAGGCAACAAGAGTTTTACCGATGACGAGATAGGCAGGTTGACTCTTTCTGACTGTGACAACATTGAAAAAATAACAGAAAAGTCGTTCAAGTATTATACCAGTCACGAACCCAGTGTGGATCTGGATGATTCTAGCTTGAGAGCCTGTACCCGCTGGGTACATAAAGCTGTAGAATATAACGATGGGCTTTTGGATCCTAGAAATCAAGACGTGTTTGCTACCGAGGAGTATTTTGATTTCGAAATAGATGAGCCTTGGGCCAAGTATTGCTACAATTTAGGTGGTGAAAAAATTGAAGGCAGGCTAGCCATTAAAGGCACAGTCGATCTAATAGTCAAGCACGACGAAAAATATTACGAAATCCTTGACTACAAAACCGGAAAGCGTATAAATTGGGCAACGGGTGAGGAAAAGACTCTCGAATCTTTGCAGAGTGACACACAGTTGTTACTTTACTACTACGCCCTAAAAAATATGTACCCTGATTACGATTTCGGCGTCAGCATTTTCTACATCAACTCTGGTGGTCTCTTTTCTATGTGCTTTGACGATCAGGACTATGACAAAGCAGAAGCCATCTTGAAGAAAAAATTTCAATACATTAAAAATGCAAAGCGCCCAAAGCTTCTATGCAATGAAAACCGACACTGGAAATGTCGCAAGCTATGCAAGTTTAGCGAAAGTCACGAAGGAACAAACAAAAGCGTTTGTCAATTTATTCGTGACGAAATCAAAAAGAAGGGTGTAAACAAAGTTGTACATGAATACGGTGATTTGGTTAAACTTTCTACTTACGGAAGCGGTGGAGGAAG